GTAATTCGCAACGTCTGCCCGGAGGCTTACCTTTACGGTTTTCTCCGCCAAAACGCCTCCTATAATCAGGGCATGGAGCCCACGACTTTTACCCGCGAAGAAACTTCGACCGAGCGCCGAATTCCGTGGCGCAAAATCGCTTATGCCGGAATTGGCCTCTGCGTGATCGGGCTATTCATTCCCACGGCGATGTACTTGAACGCGCCCCGCGGCGCAGACCTTGCGAAGAACACCTGCCACGACTCCGTGCAGGCGAAACTTAAAGACCCAGATAGTGCAAATTTTTCTGGAACTTATGCACAACAAGACGAGAACGAATTCTGGAATGTGTCCGGCACCGTTCGAGCAACGAATTCATTCGGTGCCGTCGTGCCGAGCACTTTCACTTGCACCGTCTTTACTCACGACGACACGGCGCTTGTTATCTCGTCTTCAATCGATTAGGCGAACCGGCCACACGAACGAGCTCATGTCTGCGTGCGGGTACGCTTTCTCGTACGCTTCCCGCCGCTGCGCGACCGCCGCGACCGCGTAGTTCTTCCCCGGCCGGCCGTTCTCGTCGCCAACCCAGAACTTCGCTTTGTTCTCGATGTCCATCTCGTCTTCGTACGGAATCCCCCGAGGCGAGATCGATTCCTCAGCGAGGCGCGCGGCCTCGAACATCTCGATGTCTTCCTCGTTGAACTCCGGGTCACGCTCGATCGTGAACCCGCCGTCGCCGTCAGGAATGAGACGAACCTTCGGCTCTTCACCCCACAGACGGCGCGGCGAGATCCCGAGCCGCTCCGCCAGCCGAACTTCTGCACGAAGATCCGGCTGGGCCAGCATTATTTTTTTCGGTCACCGAACCCAATGCCCGACGGCACCGAGTGCAGCGTCATGACCGTCTGCGTCATGAGCTCGAGATCGCCCTGAGTAACGATCTCCCCGAAGTACTTCTGCCACGCCTCGTCAGGAATGTCGGCTTCTTCGCCGTCATCCATAACCTGCGTGGCCTTGCGCATGATGATCTCAATCGCGACGTCGTACGGGTTGTACCCCATGCTCCGGAATGCTTCGCCATCGGTCTTCTTCGCGGTGTGCTTCTGACGGATCGCGAGCCATTCGGCTTTGCCCTGGCAGGCGTAAACGCGGATCGTCAGCGCGTCGTCGGCGTGCGCCTCGTCCCACTCATCGAGCGCTTGCTGCGCGCGAGCGCGTGACCCGTTCGCGAGACGGCCGTTGCCAGCTCCCGCGGCGATGACGGCCTTCGACAGCTCGTCGCGCTCCTGCGCGAGCTGCCCGTTCATCACGATCGCGATGTCTTTGAATGCCGGCTTCGCGTCCGACAGCATGTCAGCGAATGACTTCGCCATAAAAACGTCTCCTACTCGTTCCCCTACTCAGAGAGACCGTGCGGGGCCGGGAGTAGGGAACCGGCCCCGCACGGGGTTTCTTTGACTACTGGCCCGCAGCGAGCACGGTCTCGTCGGTGACCTCACCGTCGAGCAGAATCGCGACAGAGCGCGTGAACTCTGCAGCAGCGACGGGCGGGTCGTCAGTCTTGCGACCGACCTCACCGGGATAAATCTTGATCTTGTCGCCGGCCGCGAAGTCGGTCTCGTGATCGACACCGCGACGCTCGATGACGTGCACCTTCGCGCCGGTCACGAGCACCGTGTCAGCCTGCGTTTCGCCCTCGCCCGTCTCCGGGTCGTAGCCGTACTGCAGCTGCAGCGTGTCCGTCTGCTTGCCCTGGCGCTTCTTCTCGTAGGGACGAGTGAGACGGTTCTGAGTGATCTCCTCGTTGCCCGGAGTGTGCTGGTAGCCATCCGTGGTCAGGTCGTACGTGATGTCGACCGCCGAGGCACCGTTGAGCAGCGCCGCGGTGACGTCCTCCACTGCCTCGATCTCTGCCGAAGGCACGACCATGATGGTCAGGTTGCCGTCCGACAGCGGGCCGTCGACGCCGGCGTAGTTCTTCTTGATCGCCATGGCTAGGCACCTTTCTTCTCGTCAGCGGCGGCCTGGTTGACCGGCTGAGGCTTCGGCTTCGACGTCGCGAGCTTGTAGCCCATCGACTTCGCCAGCTGCTCTTCGACCTCGATCTCGCGGCCACCGTGACCGATGACGCGCACCTTCTTCGGCTCGTCCGAGCCGTACTTGAACTGAGCCACGTTGGCCCTCCCTTGAAATAGAAAGAGCCCCACCGGATGGTGAGGCTCGAGTTGTGTTGCGGTTAGGTGGGACTGGATATGAACGAGTACTCGTGGAACGCATCCCACAAGCCGATGCCGGGCTCCTCCCGGTCTGGCCCAAAGTTGGCGGTGCGCCGGATGCGCTTGCACTTCCGGCCCTCCACTGTCGGAGTGACGCCCCAGCCGTTCGGCCGCGCGATGGCATCCACGCGCTTGTGCAGCCAATCCGACTCCGCGAACGTCTTGCCGTAGCAGTGCGCGACGAACCCGACCTCGCGGGTCGAATACGCGCCAGTGAGACGCCGCTGAATGTCCGGCGAGTACGTCGGCAGGATCAGCAGATACCGGCGCATGACGCCGAGCGCCATACCCGGATCCGTCGGCTCCACCTCGCCACCGAAGACCTCGAATCCGTGCCCCTCGAACAGCGCCATGAACCCCGCGAGCTCCGCGCTGCTCATGACAGCGCTTCTTCCGCGGCAAGCATGATGCCCTTCACGAAGTCAGCCTCGTTCTCGTGCAGCGCGTGCGTCAGCGGCCCGCGTGCCGGGAAGTATCGGCTGCCGTACTCGTAGATGTTGCCGAGCGAGCCCTGCCCACCCTTGTCGAATCCGATGTCCGCGCCGATGCCGGCCGCGCTGCCCACCATGTCGTAGTCGACCGACCGCGGGATATGTGGCATACCCTTGACGCCCTTCATGAGGCTGCGCGCGTCGTCCTTCACATGACGAGCCGTGACCTCGACGGCTTTCCGCGCGAGTGGCGCAACCTTCGAGCCGACCGAGGTGAGGTCAGCGCTCAGGTTCCGCACTTCGCTCATGTCGAAATCGATGCTGTTCATGCGTCCGTCGCCTCCTCAACTGGTAGTCGCCGCAGCGTCGCGTGCGTCACCGTCCGGTGCGCCTTCACGCGCACCTTCCGGCCGACGTTCGCGGCCGCGTTCCGTGATGCCGTGATCAGTACGATGTCGTCAGAACGCACGTCGCCAGACTTCGCGAACGGCAGCTTCAGCGTGTACTCAAAGACGTCGATCTCTCGGCCGTCCTGCAGCTTCTCCGAAGCGCCGCCCGCGTTGCGCAGCGAGCACGGCCCCTCGTAGACGACGAGCACGCCCGGCGTGTACTGGCCCTCTTCCTCGCTCCACACGAGCTCGCCCTCACGAGTGATGCGACACTTGTCTTTCAGCTCAGTTTCGGCTTCGTACTGCGCCATCATCAGGTCAACGTCCATCGACTCGCCCGTCCCCGAAGCGTCGCCGCGCGCCCTGAATCATGTACGGCGAACGCATCTCGACCGAACGAATGCCACCCGTCGAGCGGAACGGCCGATGCTTCCGCAGCGTCGCAAGTTGCGATGCCGAGAAGAGGTCGCCCTTCTCCCAGCGACGAGTGACTTCCTCGACCGTGACCGACGTCTTGCCATCAGGGTTGACGAACACCGACGCCGCCACCATGAGCACGATTGACGAGACGTCCGAAGGAACGCTCTCGATCGACCAGTCCTCATGCTGGGCTTCGCCTCGAGCGAGATCCGAGATCACCGCGACGACAAGTGCCGCGCGGCTCTCGAACTCACTGTCTACGTCAGCGAAGCCCAGCCAGGTTGCGAGGTCAGCGACGTCTGCAAGCGGTGCGCCTGCCATGACGATCACCTCACTTTGTCGGGATGCCCTGCGTTTCGAGAATGGCCCGGATCTCCGAGGCTCGCGCCTCGTCCGGGACGGCGACGCCCATCTCGCTGGCGTAGGCAGCCCATGCTTCCGAGGAGCTGCCGCGGCCGGCCATAGGCGGCGGGTTCGGCGTGGACGACGCAAGAGCGTGGTCACCGACCGTCGCCCACTCCGGGAGAGTTTCCCCGGCTCGCAAGAGCACAGGGACACCCTCCGGAGTGGTTACCCAAACGTTGGCAGCGAGGATCATGCCGCGACCGTGGCGATGAACAGACGGCGCGCGTCCGAGAGGATCGGCAGCGCCACCGCGTCGACGTACGAGAACTCGCGGTAGGGAGGGCCAACCTTGTCGACCACTGCTGCGATGCCGGGAGCCTCTTCCGAACCGAACTCGTCAAGCTCGCGGTTCGCGACGAGCTCGAGCGCGGTCGCGGTCAGACCGAAGGTGGTCTGGCCGAGGTCGCTCAGCGACTCCGGCGTGAGGAGCACCTTGTTCGCCGGGATGGTGCGAGTGATCACGCCGTCCACGTCGAGCTGAGTGTCGTACGGCGCGACGATGGTCGGGAGACCGTCCGACGCGAGGTACGAGTTGAGGTCGGTGATGGTCACCGAGGTGCGGCCCGTCTGCGTGCCCTCGACCGCGGCGATGACCTCGGCGTTGCGGGTCAGCACGCGGATCATCGACTGCGACATGCGCACTGCGCCGGCCGAGACACCGTTCTGGGCAATGTAGGCGTCGTTCCACGCCTGCAGGTCGGTCAGCGGGGTCGCGCCCGCGGCCGTCCACAGCGTGGCAGCGTCAACCTTGTTGTCGTCCGGGACACCGAAGTCGAGCTCGAAGCCCTCCCCGATCTCGCTGACGGTGAGCACGCCGTCCGTGAGCACGTCGCCCCACGCGAGCTCGAGGCGACGCCACACGTTCTCTACGAGGTCGGTGACGTCCGAGTAGAGCGCGTCGACAAGCGCCGACTCGTTCGTGCCGCCGATGCGCGCGAACTCCATCTTCAGACGCTCGTACTCGCCCTTGTTGCGCGAGTCCGACAGCGGCATGAGGTCGACCTCAGTCGTGGTCGCGGTGTCGCGATCCGAGACGTTGATACGACCGTCGAAGGTGCGGTACTTCGCGGTGCGGTTGCGGCGCGTGATCTCGCCCCAGCGAACAGTGTTCGTGGGCTTCACGACGGTCGGGAACTGCTCGATCAGGCTCAGGCCCGAGGGAGTCGGCACCTCGCGGGCGAAGAACGTGAGCTCGTCCGCGGGTACGACGGAATCAAAGATGATCGCCATGGTTAGGCTCCTGCCGGTTCGGTCGAAATGGTGGTGGTTGCATCCGCGAAGCGGATGAGGAACAGCGCCTGGCGCGCTGCGGCGTCGAGCGCGCCCGCGCCGGCCTCGATCGGCAGGCGGCCGGGCTGGACCTCGCCGCGGTGCACACCGGCACCGCCGACGACGGTCGCGCCGGGCTCGACGGTCA